CGCACAACCTCCTGCTTTTAATATAGTAGGAGCATCTCCTGAAAATCAGTTAGCACAAACATTAGGAGAAAGGGAAGATAGACCTGTAAAAGCCTATGTAGTAGGAGACGATGTAACAAACCAACAAGCACTTGATAGAAAAATAACAGAAGGTGCATCAATAGGGTAACAAAAAATAAAAAATATTATTGTATTAATATGGATATAGTCGAACTATTTATAGATGAAGAAGATGCTATTGGAATTGAAGCTATTAGCGTAGTGGAAAGTCCTGCAATCGAAGAAGATTTTATAGCACTTAAAAACCAAGAGTTTAAACTTGCAGAAGTAGACAAAGAAAAGCGCATCCTAATGGGTGCAGCTTTGATTCCTAATAAACCTATTTACCGTAGAAACGAGGATAACGAATATTACATTTACTTTTCAAGAGACACGGTAAGAAAAGCAAGTGAGTTATTCTTTATAAACGGAAACCAAAACAATTCTACTTTAGAGCATCAAGTGCCTTTAACAGGTTTGAGTGTTGTTGAATCTTGGATTGTAGAAAGCGAAAAAGACAAAACGAGACACTACGATATGGAAGTGCCTGTTGGAACTTGGATGGTATCTATGAAAGTTCTTAATGATGATGTTTGGAATGACTACGTTAAGACAGGAAAAGTAAAAGGGTTCTCTATAGAAGGATATTTTGCTGACAAAGCAGAACGACCTAAAGACAAAACTATTAAAGACGATTTAGAGGAAGAAGCACAAGAGTTAGTAGAAGAGTTAAGACAAATGCTGAAAGGCGAAGAACTTGAATCTTATGCTGACTATCCTGATGCAGTTTCTAACAATGCTAAAAGAGGTATTGAACTGAACGAAAAGGTAAATAACAAATGCGCTACCCAAGTAGGAAAAGTAAGAGCGCAACAATTAGCAAAAAAGGAAGCGGTTACTGTTGAAACTATAAAAAGAATGTTTAGTTACCTATCAAGAGCAGAAGAATACTACGATGAAGGTAATTCAGAAGCGTGTGGAACTATATCTTACCTTTTATGGGGTGGAAAAGCAGGACTACGTTGGGCAGGAAGCAAACTAAAAGAACTTGACTTATTAGAAGCATCCCTTAAAGAACCTTGTCAAGCAGGATATGAGATTATAGGATTTAAAATTAAAAACGGTAGAAGAGTACCTAACTGCGTACCAATAGACTAATGGCAAAGAATACAGCATACAGGGTTCACGTAGAAGATGTAGAACAATCAGTAGTAGACAATGTAAATATTGAAGATGGTGCAATGTTACGCACCGATGACTATTTATATATGGGTCATAACAATGAAAACGTAATTGTTTACCCACAAACAGGTGGTCTTAATTTAGGTTGGGCAAGGTATAATGATACTTTTTATGTAGGTTCAGACGATACTACTAAACTACTTTTAACAGATGGTGTTGAGGTTACTTTACCCAATAACGCAGGAAGTGTTGTAAGAAGTCATCCAAGTATAGACTTTTACGATGTAGCAAACCAAAAGTTTGTAGGCTTAAATGAAAATGATGTTTATGCGGTTACTGTTGTGTTTAAAAAGAGTGCAGCAAATGCTAATCAAACTCATTTAGATTTTAAACTTACAGGAGCAGATGATTACGATAGAATCAATATGGCTTTAGGGTTTTACAAAGGAAACGATGAAACACAAAACCAACATATAATGTTCCAATACTATTTAGATGCTAATGCTTTAGCAAATGGTCTTACTCCAAAGATTCAGTCAGATGGAGGAGATGCGAAGGTTTGGGATATTATCTTTTTTATATCAAGAACACAAAACGCAGGATAATGAGAAGAGAAAACAAAGATAGATACCCAAGTCCACAAAACGACAAAAGAGGATGTTTGTGTAAAGATGGTAAAACTTATTCACGTAAGTGTTGTGATGGTAGCTTCCAAGCACAAGGCATAGGAAACATTACAGGAACAGAGTAAAAATATAACAAACTTATTTATAATTTATTGTATAATTATATTCAATTTATATGAAAGCGACAGATATGTTAAACAAAGTAAAAGAAGTTCTTGGAGTGGAACTAAATGAAGAAACCCAAGAAGTAAAATTAGCACAGGCTACTTTGGAAAACGGAACTGTTATTGAAAGTGAAAATTTCGCTGCAGGAAGTGAAGTGTTCATAGTAACAGATGACGAAAAAGTAGCACTACCTGTAGGCGAATACTCTTTAGAAGATGGAGAAATGCTCAAAGTCGAAGAAGAAGGTATTATTGCATCTATAGGAGCAGCAGAAGAAGTTGAGGAAGCGGAAGCATCTGAAGAAGTAGAAGCTGCCGAAGAAGAAGAAATGGGATACGCAACTAAACAAGATTTAGCAGAGGTTAAAGAGATGATTGAAGAAATCAAATCTATGATTGAGCCTAAAGAAGAAATGAGTGAGGAAGCACCTGTTGAAGAAGTTAAGGAAGAACTTAATGAAGAGGTAAAAGAGGAACTATCAGCAGAAGAGCCTGTTGAGAAAGTAACTCACAATCCTGAATCTGAAACTAAAAAGAATTTAAACCTATTTGCACAAAAAAGAAATATGACTACTGCAGATAAGGTAATGCAAAGAATTGCAAACATTAAAAAATAAACAAATAAATAATTAAAAATGCCAACAACAACAACTCAAAACGCAAGTGTTGCTTATAATGGAGAATTTGCAGGACAGTACATTTCTGCTGCTTTATTGAGTGCAAACACTATCGAAAACGGAGGGATTACTGTTAAACCTAACATTAAATTCCAAGAGGTAATAAAAACTATCTCTACTGATGATATCGTAAAAGACGCTTCTTGTGATTTTACAGCTACAAGTACTTTGACGTTAGACGAGAGAACTTTGACTCCTGAATATCAGCAAGTGAACTTACAACTTTGTAAGAAAGACTTCCAAGATGATTGGGAAGCTATCTCTATGGGCTTTTCAGCACACGATACACTACCTTCATCTTTTAGTGATTTCTTAATTTCTCACGTAGCTGCTAAAGTAGCACAGAGAACAGAAACTTCTATTTGGGCAGGTTCAACTGCAACAAGCGGACAGTTTGATGGTCTTATGACTTTACTTACTGCTGATGCTAATCTACCAACAGGAAACGAAGTTGCAGGAACGACTGTAAATGCGGGAAATGTAATCACAGAATTAGGAAAAATTGCTGATGCAGTTCCTTCTACTCTTTACGGAAGCGAAGATTTAAGTATCTATATTTCTCAAAACGTTGCAAGAGCATACGTGAGAGCATTAGGTGGATTTGCTGCTGATGGAGTAGGTGCTGCAGGTACAAACTCTATGGGAACACAATGGTTTAACAACGGAGCATTGACCTTTGATGGTATCAAAATCTTTGTTGCTAACGGATTAGGTTCTAACCAAGCTATTGCTGCAGAAAAATCTAACATCTACTTCGGTACAGGATTACTTTCTGACCACAACGAAGTAAAAGTTATTGATATGGCTGACATTGATGGGTCTCAAAACGTAAGAGTCGTAATGAGATTTACAGCAGGTGTACAATATGGTATTGTTGATGACATCGTAACTTACGGTATCACTAACTCTGCTAACGACTAATAAACAGATTAACTAACTTAAGAGGGTGGGTAAGCCGAGTTTGTGCCTACCTACCCTTTTTTAATATAAAAAACTATGAGTTGCACACTATTGCTTGGCAGAAAAGAACCGTGTAAAGACACCGTAGGCGGTCTTAAAGCTGTTTACTTTACCGATTTTGGAGACTACGGTACAGTAACACAAACAGATGACGAGATTACTGATATGACAGGTACTTTTACTGCCTTTAAATATGAACTAAAAGGGAATAGTAGCTTTGAACAAGCTATTACTTCAAGCCGTGAAAACGGAACGACTTTCTTTGAGCAAACTTTAAACCTTACGCTTAAAAAGCTGTCTAAAGAAGATAACAAAGAATTAAAGCTATTAGCATTTGGTAGACCCCACGTAGCTGTTGAAGATTACAACGGAAATGTATTTGTAATGGGTCTTGAACACGGTGCTGAAGTAACAGGAGGTACGATTTCTACAGGAGCAGCTATGGGAGACCTTTCAGGATATACCTTAACTCTTTCTGCACAGGAATTGAAACCTGCAAACTTTGTAGACAGTCCAACTGCAGCAGACCCATACGCAGGTATGGGTAGTGCGACTGTAACAGTAACAGAAGGAACAAACTCTTAAACCGAGTTTCATTTGATTGATAAGAGGGTGGCTATATGCTGCCCTTTTTTTTGCTTTATAAATAACAAAATCCAAAAAGTTTTATTGTATAAATATGATTGTATTAGAAGAAAGTGCATCAGCACAAACTATTAATTTAATACCACGAAAGTTTACAAGTGGTGATAGTTACAACGTAACAATAGTAAATGAAACAACTAATGCAGAAGTATATAACGTAGATACAACTTCAATAGCTGAACTACTTTATCACAATACTTATACTGCGGTGTTTCCTGTAAAGCAGGATATAACATATACACTTACTATTAAAGATGGTTCTGAAGTTATATATAAAGATAAAATCTTTTGTACGAATCAAGCAGACCTTACAGACTACACTATTAATAGCGGTGCTTATATTGCAAATGATACAGATAACGAATTTATTACATTCTAATGGATAATTTACACATAGTTAATTTAGCT